CGTCATCGTTTCACCCGCCCCGCCACGCGCTCCGCGAAGCCTGGTTGCGCTTCGTCTACCGACGACTTCAGGAAGCCCGCCTGTCCATTGGTATGCCGCAACTCCATGTCTTCCTCGATGCGCACCGCGTAGGCATTCGTCGGCGCACCGTTCGTACCGGAATCGTCATTTGCGCCAAAAGACACGTAAACGATAAGGGCGTCAGCATCCGTGACGACCTTGCCGGACGCCGCGAGTGCACCCGTGGCCTTCGGACACCGATCCACGGCGGGCGCGAGGATGCTCTCCGTCGCCTCGTCCGCCGTGGCGGTGAGGATGCGCGTGCGGAGATCGGTGAGGGGGGTGAGGTTTAATGGCATCGTGACCCCTCAACTGCGTATCTGCCATGAGACAATGCCTATCTCGTCCGTGAGGGGGCCAACGCGCAGGATGCGCGGCTGGCTGCCATCGCTGAGGGTCAGGCGGTCGTTGTCGCCCGCGTGGGTGAGCACGGTGCCGTCCGTCGCCTGTGGGTGAAAGAGCACGCTTGTGCTTGCCATCACCACTTCACCCGTTGCGGTGTAGAGGGCCGCCGCATCCTCGCTCACATAGGCGTGATAGGTGCGCACCGGGCCGTAGGGCAGCGGGTCGCCGTGGTCGTCCTTGCCCCCGAACGCTTCGAGGGTGATGTGGTGCGGCATCAGATCGAGCAGATCATCCGCCATCGGGGAGTACGACATCGCGGCACCCCCCTTAGTTCGGCAGCAGGGCGCGCCCGCTCAGGGGCCACCCCATATAGCGGATCGAAGCGGGATCGGGAGGTCCGCTCGGTAGCGGTTGCGGCGTTGTCGCAGGGGGAATCGGTTCGGTGGTTGTCATCTGCCCGACCATCGGCGCGCTTGCCGCCTTCTGGCGCAGGACGATCTGCTTGTCTACCTCCGCCATCGCCGCGAGAATCGCCTTGTGGCGGTCGGAGTAGTCAATCCGCAGTGGCCCCACGGCCTTCGTCGCCCGCTGCCACACCGCGCCCGCGAGCAGGTCGAGGGCTTCCCGTTTGGCCCAAAGAAAATGAAGCAAAGGGTTTGCCTCGTACTGCCCATACGTCAGCCAGATGACGCCGATGTTGTTCGCCACGATCCCGTTGAGGTCCCCGACGGATGCCACGATCAGGGCTTGCAGGGCCGCGTCGTTCGGCGGTACGGGTGCGGACATGGACTACCTCACTTTCCGCGTGGCGTCGCCTTTGTCGCAGCGGCTGCCGGGTCGGGGGTTTCCTCAGCGGCGGAAAAGGCGTTGTTCACCCGCGCGGGCTGCTTGTCGTCCGGCATTGCCGGGGGCGGCACGTCCTGCGTCTGGAATGGCACGTTGTCCACGAGCGTGGGCGGGTTGTACGCACCGGGATGGCTCGTCGTCACTTCCACCGCCATCGGCGCGTACTTGGCGAACTCCGGCAGGTTCACGTCGCTTTCCGCCACCGGCAACCGCGAGTTGAACGCGCCCGTGTGCGTCGGCTCGCTCTCCGTGAGTTGAATCGCACCGAGGCTCACGAGGCGGTCAATCACCGCGCGGCGTTCGCGGTCGTCTTTGCCGGGCAACTCGTTCTCCGCCACGACATCGCCGCGCAGGAAGAGCGAGACACCCTCATGGGCAATGATATAGTTACTCATATTGCTATCCTTTCATACGTCCCACAGGGGCGTAACGTCTTCGCTGAAGCAGCGGTCAATCTCTTCCGGGCGAAACACCTTGAACGATTCCCACGGGTGCCGCCAGCAGAAATTGCGGTAACGCAAATCCCAGAGACGGTTGCGCCAGCGGAAAAGCGATTCCCCCTTCGGGTGGCTTTCCCAGAGGCGGTAGTATTCCTCCTGCGCTTTCGGGTCGCGCTCAGGCTCGAAACTCGTCGTCATGTCACCTCCTCGCAGGGCACTCCCTACCACCAGGCGCCCTGCCTCCGTAGTAACCGCTTAACGCGCGCCACTTCTCTTGGAGGGAACAACGGGAGTTCCCACGGCGGGATCGCTTGATCCTCAATCCAGAAGCCAACGTACTCCCGGTGGCACCATACGCAAAAGAAACGCGGGGGCGACGGCTCATTCCTGCGCGTCACCACCACAATGCCACCTTGGCGATTGCATAGCTCTACCTCATCACCGCAGCACGGGCAGAGGGGATTTGTGTAGTGTTTGCGCAATTGCCCCCCCTCGCGTTGTCACCCACTAAACGTTCACCACGACAATTGCACTAGGAAAGAAGATCGCGGGACCACCCGTATGGCCCCGATGTACCTCGATCTTGCGCAAACCCTGGAAATCGCCCTTATCAAGGGTCTTCGAATACGGCCCTGGTGCAAAGCCGGGGTTCTGTGCGTTCCTAACCATTTCATACTCACCCACCGTTTGTCCGGCAGGGCGCTTGCCGATGACGATGGCCTTGCCGTCGGGGATGAACAGGTTGAACGCGCCGGTGTCATCGAGGTAGCCCTGATCGTAGACGGCGAAGTTCGGCAGATCGTCGCGCGTCATGAGGACGTTCAACTCGTTGATGTTGTTCACGGGGCCGGTGGTGTTGAGGCCCGACACACGGCGACCCGCGATGTCTGCCTGGTTGCCGTTGTTGAGCACCTTGTTCATCGTGCCCCGGTTGACCACGATCAGCGCGGTCGCATCGAAGGCGACGCTGTGCCCACGCGCGAGCAGTTGGATATTGCGCAGGTCGGCGAGCGGCGTGGCGGTGGCGAAGGTGCCCCACGGCACGGCGGCGGTGTAGGTCTGCAGGGGGAATTGGTCGGTGTGCATGATGGAGCCGTTTGACCCGGCAACCGAGAAGATGCCCTGCGAGAGCAAGTCCCAGAGGATTTTGCGAATGCGGTCAATCTCACGACCGAGCAGGGTGTCAAAGATCGGCATGATGAGATCGTCCAGCTTCACCGCCTGCGCGAACGTGCCGGGCTGGCGGCGCAAGGTGAGGTCGGTCTCGTTCAGGGTGTCGAACTCACCATAAAAGCCGGGTTGCATCGCGTACCGCTTCGTGCCGAACTTGCGGATGGAGGGCGGCTCACCATCGAGGCCGCGCGCCTGCTGCAAGCCGGTGTAGTTGTCGCGCTGCTCCCAGACCACTTCCGCCGCATCCACCGTGCGGATCGGCATGAGGTCGAAGATCAGGTCGTTCATCGTCAACTGGGGGATGCGATCCTGGGCAATCAGCGACAGTTCCGCCGATGTGGGCAGAAGAAAATCAGCCATGTGTGTTGCTCCTTGTGAACTCAGTTCACGAAGGAGCGGCGCACGCTGCGGTGGCTCCGAACCGTAGGCGGGGCAAGATGCCGTGGCCTGACGGGATGTTTACTTTTCTTCGACGAACAGCGCGGCAACCGCAAGAGCGGCGCGACGCAGGGCGCGGTAACCTTCCTGCTCCGTCAGCGGGTGGGCGAAGGCGAGCGCGAGGTTCTTGAGAATGCGCGCCAGTTCCCGGCGGGTCGTGTTATCCATTGCTCCGCCCTACGGGTATCGGTTCTTAACCAATTCTCACAATGCCGTTCGCCAGCGTGCCGGAAATGACGTGCCCACCGAGCGCGGTGAGACCCGCCGCATCCATGCCCGTCAGCGAGGCGGTTTTGAACGAACCACTCAGGAACATCGGCACGGTATGCAGCACCATGCCGAAGTCACCAATGTTCGTGATGTTGCCGTTCGCATCCGTCACAACGGGGTACATCAGAAAACCTTTCGGCACTTGCGAGCCATCAGTGTTCGCGGCGGCGTACGCTTTGTACGTGCCGGGCGTGGCGGTCAATTCGCCAAGCACCGTACCCGCCGCCAGCGTCGTGGACGGCGCGATGTTCACGGCGACCGTCTCCGGGGTGATTTGCCCGTAGACGGGGATCAGTTGCGCATTGCTGTAGGTTTGCAAAGGTGTCAGCGGCACGGGTGTGCTCCTTTCAAGGGGCAGCAAAAAAGCCGCACCCCGATGGAGCGGCTCAATGGAAACGGGCGGTGCGGGTGCGGGTTACTTCTGCTTGGCGAGCGATGCGCGGCCCAATGCCGACGCCTCGTTCAACTCGCGGATGCGTTCCGCGCTCGGCTTGGCTTCCGTCCCGGCCTGCTTGGTGTTCATCGCGCTCATCAGCACGAGGTGTTCCTCGTCGGTGATATTCTTCACGAGTTCTTCCGTCAGGCGGTGCGGCAGACGAATGGCGTGCCGGGCACGCACGGCGTCTACGCGGTTGCCGGTCTTGGTCTCATCGCCAATGCTGAACGTCACGGTGGCGGGATTGGCGAGGTCGTCATGCGCGGCCTGGGTGAACTCGGCAACGAGCGCGTCCCGCTCCCCCGGCAGGGCACGCTTGGCGGCAACCTCACCATCGGCAAACGCCGCTGCGTCCCGCTCCACGTCGCGCTCCCGCAAGCGGGCGATCTCGCGGCGCATCGCATCCTTTTCGGGGTCGGGCTTGGGCGCGGCTTCCACCACTTCCCGTACCGTCACGGGCGTCTCTGCGCGGAAGCGCGCTTCCACGGCGGCGCGGTCGTCTGCCGTCACGTCCTCACCGCTGAACCACGCGGCGAACTTGTCACCAAACGTGCGGGCCTTTTTCTCGTCGGTCATACCGGCTGCTCCTTTACTCATACCGGCGGTGGTTTCCGCCGCTTCCGTTGCCGGTGTCTCCCCGGCTTCTTCCTGTGGGCTACCCTCGGCAGGGGCAGGCGTCGCCCCTAAGCCGACAAAGATACCTGCCACGGCGTGCGCCATTTTGTGACCCTTTTCAACCAGGGTCTGGTCGGTAGCATTGTGGCGCTTGCTCACAAACTCGGCTTCCATGCTCACGAGTGCCTTGCCTTCCTCGGTGCCACTGAACGCCGCGAACAGGGCGGCATCGCTTACACGGGGCGTGCGCACGATGGCAAGACCCGCAAGCTGCTTCGTGGCCCGGTTCCACGTTGCACTTACCCTGCGTTCGTCGTCACCGAGCAGGCTATCGAGCCACGATGGCAGGGCGACCGTGCCGACCAGCGTTTCGCCGTCCGCGTGCATCTGTACCGATTCCAGCGTGCCGAGGCGATCTGACAACACGGTTGGAATGTGTTCGAGGTCCACCGGCACCGGCGTGAAGGCGGCAATCGCGGCGCGCGCCTCGTCAGCGTTTAGGGCGAATCCCTTGTCGGCATAATTTCCGCACCTGAAGATGGTTCCGGTGCGGCGTACATACTCAGTCATGCAGTACTCCTGTGTCGTGAGCGCATCAAACAGCGACACGAGCGCTTCGAGGGGGTGGATTCGTGGTCGGCGGGGCGATATAATCATCAAACATGTCCGCAGGTGCATTGTGCGTCCCGGCGAAGTCCACCGCCGCATCGCTGGCGATCTGTGCGTCGCTCGGCACCTGCGCGGCCTGCGTGATGAGCGTGCCGCGATAGCCGACGCTGCCACCTGCGGATACGATGCTAGTCATCTGCGCACTCGTTAAAGGCATATAGTTACTCCTTTGGCTTCACCGGGTTGCCCGGCTGCGACGCGACGATGGGCGGTGCCGGGGTGCCGGGTGGCGTAGCAGGCGTCGCGGTTCCCGGTGGCGCGGTGGGCGGAGCAGGCGCGGAACCGTCCGTACTCCCGCCTTCTGCGATCACTTCGGCCTCCTGCAAATCTTCTTTGCTTCGCTGAGCAAGTCCGAGCAGAGCGTCAATCTCAGGAAGTTGGGAATTGGCAATCACATAGCCCGCAGCGGCAAGTGCAGTTACCAATGTACTAACATCTCTATTTTCCACCTCGCCAAGCGTCGCCTTCGGGGTCAAACTGACGCATTGCTCCCCAAAGTTGTACTGCACGAGGGGCATCAGGATGTCGCGGCGCACCATGCGACAGACGGCGTTCTTGCCCTCACGGATCAGCAGCGAGAGCACGTCCTGATGCACCGCCGCCGCTGCCCGTGATTCGTGT